GTGGACGGCTGGGAAAGCCTCGCCGAAAAGCCTTCCGATCAGCTCATTGACCTCGCCGCTTGATCGGATAGCATCATCCCGCTCGGAACCGCGTCAGCAAATTCCAACACGGTTCGCGACGGGACCGCCTGTTCCTCCAAAGCGCGGTCACGATTGGTCAAAAAATTGGCGTTGTGTGGACCGAACTCGACCGCTTTCTTGAATTCGGCGGCGGCTTCGGAGGGGACAGTGAGTTAGAATTGCCGGCTCCCGACGGCGCGGTTGCAAACCGAATGGGTTTGCGGCATAAGACGCCGCGCGTCGCTTCGAACGGGGCCGCGCGACGGATGCGGGTGTAGCTCAGGGGTAGAGCACAACCTTGCCAAGGTTGGGGTCGAGGGTTCGAATCCCTTCGCCCGCTCCAGTTTTTCTCAAATAAATCAGTGAGTTACAGGACGCCATTCGGGGCATTTTTTGCTTAGAGGACGCTCAACTCGGCTAATTCTGAGCATAATCTGTGCGCCGAGAAGAAAGTCGCCGGATACGGCGTCGCATGCACGGCGGTCCCTTTCGCATTCTGCCTCCTCGCAACGCTTATCCTTCCCCATGAAGCTGGTGAAAATCGATAATGCCAAGCGACCAGTTGAGCGCGATCGGAGGGGGAAAGCCTTCCCCCTGACCGGCGCCAAGGTCGCCGGCGCACCCCCATCTGCGGGGAGACCCCGCAACGCCCCCTGCTTCGATCAGGCTGAATCGGCGGCACCATCGGACATTCCTGCATCGGACATTCCTGGATGAGGCGCATGGCGGCGTTCGAGCGGTTCGTCACCGCCCGCGCCCGGCCGCCGCCTTCCGATCGAGAGTGAGAGTTCGGCCGGGTCGGCCGCGACGGGTTGAGGTTCGCGAGAGACGCTCGCGGCGCCTGGCGCGGAGACCTGCGATGTCCAGAAACGCTGCTCGCGCTCGTTCCGGCCAGGACCGGACGAGCCTCTATCGAGAAATCACCGACAAAATCATCGCCGAGCTGGAAGCCGGCCGGGCGCCTTGGGTCCAGCCTTGGGGGACGGCGGCGGCGAAGGCGCCGCTCGCCATGCCGCAAAACGCTTCGACGGATCGCCGGTATTCGGGGATCAATGTGCTGATCCTCTGGGGCGCCGTCATCGAACGCGGCTTCTCCAGTCAGAGCTGGCTCACCTTCCGCCAGGCGCTCGGTCTCGGCGGCAATGTCAGGAAGGGCGAGCGCGGCACGACTGTCGTCTGTGCCGACCGCTTCACGCCGGAGGACGAACGCCGCCGGGCGGAGCAGACCGGCGAAGAGCCTGGCGCGATCCCGTTCCTCAAGCGCTTCACTGTCTTCAACACCGACCAATGCGAGGGTCTGCCCGAGGAGATCGCCAAGGTCGCGCCGCCGGCTCCGCCAGGCCTGATAGAGCCGCAGGCGGAAGCGTTGATCGCCGTGACCGGGAGCTATGACCGAAAGTTGGTGACGGCGTGAATCGATAAGGCGGCGTATCGTGGGGGTGTTCGAGCCTCCACTTCTCCATCGAAGGAGTGATACGCCGTGTCCAACGATAACGTCATCAAGCTGATTCAGCCAGGGATGTTCGCCGACCATTTGACCGATGTCCTGCGCAATGGGGCGTGCGCGCTGTTGACCCAGGCGGTCGAAGCCGAGGTCGCCGAGTTCCTGGGCAAACATGCCGATCTCAAGACCGCCGACCGCCTCATTCATAACGCTCACCGCATCGAGCTTTCCGGCGAAAGCCTGCGCCGCACGCGCAGCAAACGGAGCAAGACGGCTTGACCAAACGTCGCCACCGGTGAGACAAAATCCGTCGGCCAGCGAGCCTCGCCAGCCGGGCGGCATCATTCCGTTACGGTGGGCGGCGTTATTCAGGAATCCCGGGCGGCATTATCCCGTTGCACCCGGGCGGCTTCGTCGGAATCGGCGCCCCGGGCAAGAAAATTCGGCGGCCGGCGGGGTTTGCCCCGCGGCGGTTGTTGCGCTCGGGCGCTTCGTCTCTATAGTGCGCGCGCGCCCCGGATGGGGCGCGGGGCCGCGGCTCCGACGGAGGGGTGGCCGAGCGGTCGAAGGCGCACGCCTGGAAAGTGTGTATACGGGAAACCGTATCGCGGGTTCGAATCCCGCCCCCTCCGCCATACCATCAATAAAATCAATTATTTATACGGAATTTTCGAGAGAGACATATCTCTTGCCATAACGCAACCCGGCCTATCCCCCGCGCGCGCGGGCGCTGAGCAGACCGACAGAAACCCGGCCAATTGGCCGGGTGCTATCCCTCGCGCGGGCGGGCGCTGAACTGGTTTGTCCCGCGCCGGCCCGTTGCGCCGGCCTTGGCCCGCTTGCGATGGCGCCGGTTGATTTCCAGCCGGCTCGCGTGCTTACAGGCGGCGCACAGCTTCGTGTCGCGTCGGCGCGCGCCCTCAATGGGCGCGCCGCAGGTGATGCACTTCAACACCTCCCGCTGTCTCGCGCGCCAGCCCTGGCGTTCCTCGTAATCGGCGCGCCTTCGGCAATCAACGCTACAATACTTCTGATAGCTTCTATTCGTCTCGAACGGCTTCGCACACCATTGGCATTTTTCGTCCGGCAAATCGTCGAGCATCGTTGAAGCATTTTTTGGAGCAATATTTTGCGTCTTGATATTTCGGCCGAAAAGCGCGTCCACATCCGGGGCATTCTTTAGCCGGCTGCTTTTTGGACCAAGATGCGAGCCATGCTTTTCTTTTTGCATAATCGTCCGCCTGATCTTTCATGGTCCGAAGATCGACTTTCGCCGCCTTGGCGCAGAGGGGGCCGCAATACTTTCGCCAGCCTTCGGAATCGTCGGGAAGCGATTTGCCGCAGCGGGCGCAGCGCTCGCGCTGGATTGGCAAGACCGCTTCTTGGGTCCAATCGGGTTGCCCTTGCTCCCACGTCGGACGCTTCGCGCCGACAATCTGCAGGGCGGCTTGGACAACATCGGCCGCCGCCGCATCCGCCTGGCCCCAGGGCCAGCCGTCCAGGCAAAGCCGCGCGCGAACGCCCGCCCGGCCTGGTCCTTCAACCGCGAAGGGCGTCGGCTCCGCCTCGCGCATCAAGTTGGCGATGGCGTCACGGATCGCGGCCCGGCGATGGCTCGGGAGGCGCTTGACGGGCTTGGGAGCGGCGACGCGGGCCAGCGTCACGGGCGTTCGCGCGAGCATAAAGCCGCTCCAATTCAGCTCTCCCAATCCAATCGGCGGAAGGCGCCCGCCAACGCCTCGGGCGGGAGGCCGGCCGCTTTCGCGTCCGCCATTGCCGAGACGAGCGCCCCGAGCGCCCGCGCCGCGCCGCCCGCGTCGAACGCTTGAGTCGGCCGCAGCACGTCGATCGAAATGCGCCCGCCGAGCTTTTCGCTCGCCTCTTCGGAAATCAGTTCGGCGAGCGGCTGCAACGTCCACTGCGCCAAATGCCGCTGCGCCTCGCGCACGAGCGGCCCCTGCGCGGCCTTGTCGAACAGCGCGGGGAGCACGCCGAACGCGCCGCAGATGGCGTTGCGGGCGCAATCGAGGCTTTCAACCGCCATCGAGTCCCGCAGCGCGGGCGTCACATCCTGCGGCTTCCAGTCGGCGGCGGGCGCAGGCCCGCCCGCCGCCGTGACGCTCACACTCTCACGCAACAGCACGCGCCCGCGCCGGCCGCGGAACCCTCTGCCGATGTTTTCGAGGTCAACGTCGCGGCTTTCGGGAAACGGAACAATCTGCGATCCGATCGGCGCATTCTCGAACACGTCCCCAAGAGCGGATTCGACAGCCTGAAGCAGGCCCGCCGTCAAGGCGGCGCGCCGCAAGGGCGCGACGCCCAGCCACGGCGCGGCCGGATCGGCGCCAACGCGGATATGCAGCACTTCGGCCGCGAGCGCCGTCTGTGTCGTTCCGCCGCCGGCTTCGGAGATTGACAGGCGATAGGCGGACGGGCGCCCGTCCCGTGTGCGCAGATCCCAATCCGCGCAAGGCACAAGGCCGCCATCGCGAATGAGAAACACGGCCTCCCCGCGCAGCGCCAATGAGCGCGCGAGCAACGCCATGGTGCGCCGGTCCAGGAGGCTGGTCCCGGCGACATCGGCGATGGCGAATCCGTTTTCCCAAAGGCTGATGCAGCTTTGCGCCGTCGCGGTGAGTTCGGCGACGCCGCGCCGTCCGCTGATGTAACTTTCGCGCGCCGCCATGATTTCGGCCGTGAAGCCCGACATGGCAGAGCGCTTTTCCGTCTTCGTCCAAGGCCAGCGAAATTTCATCATGCGGCCCTCCGATATGGGCGCAGAAGATCGCCCGCGCCGCTTCGTTCCATCGCCCGCGCGACGCCCGCAAGGTCGTATTCGATCGAACCGACGCCCTCGACCGTCTCTTGTCGCACGCCATTCGCCTGCGGCGCGCTCGCAAAATATTCCGCCAGCCGTCGATAGGCTTCGTTCACCGCCGCCGGCGCGGTTCCGCCGCCGACGCTCGCTGTAAAGCGGTAGGGGCCGCAGCCGGGGAGCGCATAGCCTCCAAGCGGCGAGGGATTGAGCGTGACGGCTTCCCATGCCGAGCCGTTCCAAAGCTCGGTCGCGCTCACTGTCGCCGGCGCGAGCGGAGGAACCCACTCGCCTGGCCCTTCGACCGTCCACACAACCGCGCGCGCCGCATAGCGCCGCGCGGTGTAGGCTTCGATCCGCTGCCAGACGATGGCGGGCGCAATCGCCCCCGCCGGGACCGACAGGCCGGACGGCGCTGCGGGATAGCTCGCCGGAATCGATTCATCTTCGCGGATCGTTGTCGCCGTCATTACGCCCCCGCCAGTTCGAGTTCATAGGCCACCGCAACGCCAGCGACGCGTCGCGTCGCGTCGTCGACCGCGTGAATGACCAGCGTCTTGCCGTTCCAAATCAGCCGATCTTGCTTGGGCAGGAAAGGCGCAGGAAAGCCGCTCGCGGCGACTTCATCGGCGAGCACAATCGCTTTGCGCTTCCCTTGCTGAATCGAGCCGGCGAGATCGGACGGCTCGAAATTCATGATGCGCGCGGTGACGACATAATCGCCCGCGTTGGCGCCGGACAGGCGACGCAAGACGACAGTCTCGCCATGCGCCAGGAACTGGCGGGCGTAGGCGGCCTTCGCCGCTGCGGGAGTCATGCGCGCCACCTCGCGAGGGCGAGGCGCAACGGCGCGTCCGGCGCATCGTGACGGCGCGCCCGCGCCTCGACCACGGTCGAATCGTAAGCCGGCCACGCACTCACGATGGAGATTTCGTGAAGCTCGATTGCGCGAAGCTCGCGCCGGTCGCCGGTCCACTTTTCGTCAATCGCGCGAAAGCCGAAACTCGCGCCGCCAATGTCGCCGCGTTCCGCCAGCGCCAGAACGTCACGGGCGGTTTGCGTGTCGGGAAGATCGATCGCGAAAGCCAGGCCGCGCGTATCCTCGCTCAACTGCATCGTCCCCGAGCGCGTGCGCCCCAGCACGCGCGTTGGATCGTGATCCACAAGCCCGAGCACGTCGCGCCCGCTCGCAAGGGAATCCGCGAAAGCTCCGGCGCGGATCGTCTCGACGAAGTCGCCGATCTTCGTATCGACGCCGAACACGGCCGCGTAGCCTTCGAGGCGGCGGGGAGCAGTCCCCGCCGCGCGAAGTTCGAGGGCGAAGGCGCGGCGCTCCATTACTCGACCTGCAAGTCGGTCAGAACTTCCAACTGCGATCCGCGCGGAACCTGGACGTCTGTCGTCATCAGCGCCGTGAGGCGAAGCCCGCCGCTCGCCGCGTCGACATACGGATCGCGAATGAGGTCCAGCCCCCCGCCCCAAACGCCGATCATGATCGGCGAGGTTCCGCCGGCCCTCGTCGTCAAAAGGGCTTCCGAGGTATCGGGCGTGCCGGCGGTCAGCATGACCGCGTTGCTGCTCATCGCGATGTTCGCAGCGGGGACGTTTCTCAAGAGCCTGTCCCACTGACTTACGTCCGTCGACGTCAGCAACTGCCCATCGAGATAATCATAAGTTCCGGGGTGAATCAGCAGCATCACGTCGCCCGGCCCGGTCGCGGCATTCGCTATCATGAATCGGCGAATTGCGGCGCGGAACGCGGCCCATGACGCCGCCGCGCCAACCGCTGTTAACGTGATTCCGTACGTCGCGACGCCAGGAATGACTCCCAGCGGCTCCCCGCTCGCTCCCGAGCCCTGAAAAACAGCCTTGTCGAGCGCCGACCCAATCGCGCCATTCAGATCGCGTCGTATCGCTTGTTCGAGCCCCGAGCCCGATTGCAGGAGAGCCCTGCGAGAGATTTTGACCTGAATCCCCAAATTCTGTTCGGGTTTCAGCGCGCGATCGGCCGTCGAAAAAACAGTCGGCCCGGCGATATTTCCAAGCTCTGTAGCCGCCCAGCCTGCCGAAATCGACGAAGTGACAATCGGGTATTCGACGGCGCCCGCGTCGATGTTGATAAGCTCGGCGCCCATGCGGCCGGCGACGCTCGCCGGAAACAGCCGGTCGATAATCGGACGGGTCTGAATCGGGTCCGGCGTACCGCTCGCGATCGTCTCGCCCGCGCGCTGTTCAAGCGCCATCAGCGGAACCGGGAAGCCCTTATAGCCGCCGCGTCCGCGCATTTCCGTGACGACTTCATTCGTCGGTCCCGTGAGCGCGCGCCCTTCGTTGAGCGCGCCGACAATCTGTCGAATTTCGAAGCGCGAAACGAGGTCGGAATATTCGCGGTCGCCGCGCGTTTCGAGTTCCTTGCCGGCGTCGCGCCGTTCCGTGTCTTCCGCGATCAACGCAGCGCGATAGCGCGTCTCGTTCGCGCGATATTCCGCGTCCATTTCCGACATGGAACGGACTTCGTTTTCGTCGGGGCTTTCCTTCCCGACAAGGCCGGCGAGCGCCTGCCTGATTTCCGACTGGCGCCTGGAGATTTTCACTGACTCAAGCATTCGATTTTCCTTTCGTTTCGCGTGACGGGTGTTCTCAAAAGCTCGCGCCACGCGTCGCGAGCGGGATTCGGCTTGCGCCCCATTTCGGCATTCGTCTTTGCGGAGTGGCAGGCGATGCAGAGCGTTTGCAGATTTTCCAGCGCGAAACTCAATTCGGGATGCGTTCGAACAGGCTTCACGTGATCGCATTCAAGCGCGGCCCGCGCGCCGCACTTCACACACGCAAACCCGTCGCGGCGCTTGGCGTGAAAGCGTAGCCGCTGCCAACGTTTGGTCGCGTAAACGTGCGCGCCGGCCCTCATAGCCACACCGCCCGCGTTTGCCGTGGCGCGCGCCCGGCGATGCGCATTCCCTCCGCGACGGCGAGCACGGAAGCCGACGCGGCGTCGATGCGGCCGCGTGAGCGCGCTTTCGCCAACTTCATGTTCGCGGCCGGATCGCGCAAAACGATCGCGTCGGCGAACGCGCTGCGCAGCAACAGCGACGGCGCCGCCTTCACGCGGCCATCGAAACAGGCGCGCCGAAATCGCTCGCAATCCTCGCCGCCGTCCTTGAAACCGAAACCGCGCCAGATGATCGGAACGCGCACGCCCGCCTGTTGCAGAGCTTCACCCAATTCGCTCTGCTTATAGCGATCGGCGCAAAGCGCCGCGATCGGCTCGCCTTCGACATGGCGCATCACTTCCGAAAGCCACGCCGCGACGGGGACGGTCGCCTCGCCCATGGTGAAAAGCTCGCCGCGCTGTTGCATTTCGACATAGCGGCCTGAAACGCCGTCCGCCTCGCCTCTGTCGCGCAAGCCGGGCTTCGACGGGAACCATCCGCGACATTCGAGACGCCACGTCTCGGGCCAGAAATATGCGGCTGCCGACATGGACGCGGACCCGCCAAGATCGACGCCGATCACGCACGGCCCCTCACGTGGCGGGAGTTCATCCACTTCGCAGGCGAGCCATTCGTCAGCGCGCAACAGCACGTCGCGCGCTTCGCCCGAAACTCTTTGGTTGAGGTTGTAGAGACGCCACGACGTGAGCGTTGAGCCGCCGCGCGCGATGGCGCGGCGCGCCTGCGCCTGGAGCCATTCGAGGCTCGCGCCGACACCATATTCGGCGCCGGGGTTCGCCTTGCGGATTTGCTCAAGATCGTCCGGCGCGCAACCATCGTCGGCGCGATGTTCCTGAACGTAGTAGCCGTCCGGCGGATCATCGAGCATTCGCGAGAAGGCGTGCGCATCATCCGGCGCCGACGTGCTGATGGCGATGTAGCGACCGGCCCGCTTACCGAGGCCGGAAATCAGCGCGTGCTCAAGATCGTCGCCCGCCTCGCGCCAGTGCGCGCGTTCGTCTGCAATGGCCAGCGTCGGCGAGGTGCCGAGAGCCGTCCGGCCGTCGGCGGGCAGAATACGCAAGACATGCGGCCCGCCAGGCCCGTCGTACTCGACTTCAAGTCTCGGCGCCCGGCGCCACGTGAGCGTTTTTTGTTTTGCTGGCGAAAGACTCCGCGCGAGGCCTTGCACATAGTCGTAGACGATGCGGCCCTGGTCGCGCGTGCGGGCCGCTGCGAGACATTCTCGCCGGACCTGCGGATCAACCTCCCCAAGTAGGTGGGCCAAGGCGATTCCCGCCGTGAGGGCCGACTTCCCTCCACCCCTCGCCACACTCAAGGCCGCGCCTGAAACGCCATCGGCGAGCGCGCCCGCGAGGAACTGCTTTTGGTAGGGCGCCAGCCGCAGCTTTTTCCCGGCCATGGGGCCCGTAGGGATCGCCAGTTTTTCGAGGAATTTCACCGCCCGCTCGGTCATAGCACATAGTCTATATGTGATTTGCGATCAAATAACAACCGCAGCGAGTGAAAATTGGAAACTCCCCGCCCGATTGGCGGCCCCAAACCGTTTTTCCGGCATTGGCACCATTCGCGACGTTGCTACGCATAACCGCGGAGAGCGGCGAACGCGATCCGGGCGGGCGGGGGCGCATTGAGTTGCGGCCTGCAACCCAATTAGCCGACCTTGGCGTGACGAAGACGCAATCCGCGCGTTGGCAGAAACTCGCGCGCCTGGACGAAGCCGCCTTCGAAAAGCGCGTGACGGATGCGCGCGCTTTAGGCGCGCGCGGTCAGTGACCGGACGTTTCCAGGTCGAGTTTGGCGAGCAACGCCTTGTAATCGATGCGACGGCGCTTCGGCTTGGGCGCTTCTGTCTCGCAAGCCTGGGGAGGTTCGCGGGATTCATCACCAGCGAGGGACGGATGATCGGCCGATCGGTCACGTTCTTCTGGCGGAAGCGAGCGAGCCGATAGACGAGTGAGTGAGCTTCCGTCAGACGCCGTCGTGTACCCCGAGTCCGTACGCTCGCGGACCTGCGACGGAGCGGCGCGCGCGCTTGAGGCGCGCGCCGACGCGACGGCGCTTCCCTGGGTTATTCTCTGGGTTACTCCCTGGGTTATTGGCTCGCAACTATATGATTTTACATCGTTTGAAAAATGAGTTTTGCACTTCTTTTTACCAGAATCTTGCACCTCATTTACCGAAATATTGCACCTCTTTTGCGAATCTGACAGGCAACTCTCTTGCACGTCTTTCAGGTCTGTAGACGTGCAACTCTCTTGCACGTCTTTCAGGTCTGTAGACGTGCAACTCTCTTGCACGTCTTTCAAGACGAGGTGTATCGCCGCAGGAGTCGGCCCGCGGCGCTGAATGATGATGTGACCATGCTCGGCGAGCGAGGCCAGTCGCAATTTTGTTGTTCTCTCTGCGATGCCGATGCGATCGGCGAACCATTTCACGCCGCGATAGGCGAAGCCGACTCGCCGATCGATTTCGCGCTGAATAAAGATGGCGAATGCCGCGTCCGCATCACCAAGTCGCGCATCCCCGGCGACCTGTTCTAGCCACTTGATGCGCTCGACGGGGCCTATAGCGGTCGTCAGCTTCAATCCCGTCGCGGGGTCGATTATCTCGCCCGCCGTCTTCATCGGCGCTCCTTCCTGCGTCGCCGCTTGGCGATGCGGCCGGCGCGGAAGCTTTCCTCGGCGATCCGCTCGCCGGCGCCATCGGAGCCCGAACGTCCGCCCGATCGGCGGCGCGACCAGTTCGTGAGATCGCGAGCGCCGAGGGCCTCGCCCGGCGGACAGCGCGTCACCCATACGCCGAGCTTTTCGTCAAAGTAGCGATCGGGGGAGTCGCTCATGA